TACTACATCTCTTTCTAATCTTGTAATCGCAGAATCAGGTTCGACATCAACATTTAATGGTAATCTTAAGGGAATTATTACTGGTGTTACAACCGATGCAACAAACGGTAATAGTAGCATTGAAGTAAAAATTCTATCAAGAGTTTCTGCGGCATCTACTCGAACAGACACTACTTTAATAACATCCACAAGTGGTAGTGTTGGCATTGGAAGCACTACTTTGATACCAGTAAGTTCAACCGCAGGGTTGACCTTATTTGATACTTTAAATGTGATGGCTGGAGCAGGAAATACAATTTCATTATCCAATCTACAAATTCTTAGTATTACATCTAATTCAGTATCATTAGCTAGCACTCAAGCACATGCAATATCTGCAGGAATAGCAGTCACTTTTACAAGAACAGTCTCTGTTGCTGCTACAGAAACAAGGATAGAATATGCAGAGGGATCTACTTCTGCAGCATATACAGTTGAAAGCAAACTTCGTTTTGTTAACAACTCTGGTATTACTACTGGAAGCACTTTAGGACTTGCTGGAGTAACTCCAACATTTGTTTCTGATTGGTACGAGAACCAAACTCTTGGTTTGACTAATGCAACAATTTTCTGGAGAGAACTTGCACCAAAGCCAACCACTAGTCAATATACGGCTCAAAGACAAGGTTATGGTGACGGACTTCACATTGTTGTTGTTGATGATAAGGGGACAATTACAGGAAATACAGGTACACTTTTAGAGACACACTTGGGTCTTTCAAAGGCACTGGATGCAGTATCTGCTGTAAATTCTCCACAGAAAATCTGGTACGAAGATTACCTTGCAGATTTTTCATCTCAAATTTATGCTGGTGGAAATCCCTCAAGTGCTGCTGATGCATATCACGGAACGTCTCCGAAAGCAACTGGGTTCTCTACTTCATTTACTCCAATCACCACTGGAGATGGACTATGGGGACAAGATGCACAAGGTGTAACATTTGCTGCAATTGGAAATAAAACTTATACATTATCGGGTGGAGTTGATTATTCTGCTTCTGGTGGAATGCGAGCAACTCTTGGTGATTTAATCACTTCATACAATTTGTTCTCAAACAAAGATGAGGTTCAAGCTGATTATATCATCATGGGTCCTTCATTACAATCAGTAAATGATACTCAAGCAAAAGCAGGATTCTTAATCTCTCTTGCAACTCAGAGAAAAGATTGTGTTGCAACAATTGGAGCTCACAAAGCTGATTTAGTTGGTGTTACAAACACAACGACACAAACAACTAATTTAATTAAGTATTTCAGTTCACTTTCATCTTCATCGTATGCAATATTTGATAGTGGATATAAGTACACCTACGACAGATTTAATAACAAATTTGTTTACATTCCTTGCAATGCTGACGTTGCAGGTTTAATGACTCGCACTAATATTGTTGCATATCCTTGGTTCTCTCCTGCAGGACAACAACGTGGAATTCTTAATAATGCAATTAAACTTGCATACAATCCAAGCAAAGCACAAAGAGATCAACTCTATCCAAAAAGAATTAATCCAATTATAACTCAACCAGGAATTGGTACTCTTCTTTTCGGAGATAAAACTGCTCTTGGATATGCATCTGCTTTTGATAGAATTAACGTTCGTCGTTTGTTCCTTACAATTCAACAAGCACTTCAAAGATCTGCAGAAGCACAACTCTTTGAACTTAATGATGAGTTAACAAGAGCAAACTTTAGAAACATTGTTGAACCATTCCTTCGTGATGTTGAAGCAAAAAGAGGTCTTTATGGATTCTTAGTTGTTTGTGATAAAACAAATAATACCCCCGACGTGATTGATAACAATGAGTTTAGGGCAGATATCTTCCTGAAACCCGCTAAATCTATCAATTTTGTAACGTTAACATTCGTCGCAACTCGCACAGGAGTGAGTTTTGAAGAAGTTGTTGGCACTGTTTAATCATTAATAAATAACACAAGGAGGTAACTAAAAGTGGCACTCAAAACAATCTCACAATTTAAAAGCACCTTAGCTGGTGGTGGTGCAAGACCCAATCTATTTGAGGTAGAATTAACAACATTCCCATCTGCAATTCCTGGATGGGACGCTGATACATTTAAATATCTTTGTAAGGCAGCTAATTTGCCTGCATCTACTATTGCTAGTATTGATGTTCCATTTAGAGGAAGAATATTCAAAGTTGCTGGAGACAGATCTATTGATGTTTGGACTGTAACTGTTATTAATGATGAGAATTTCAAACTTCGTAGATCGTTTGAAGCTTGGATGGAATTAATAGCAAAACTTGATAATAATCTTGGAGCAACAAATCCAAGTTCTTATATGAGTAATGCAACTGTTTATCAACTTGGAAGAGGAGCTACTGTTAACAGCACAACTAATGCAGGAACAGACAGTTCTATTTTGGCAGCATATCAATTTATTGATATTTTCCCAACAGCAGTTTCTGCTATTGATCTATCTTACGATAGTGGAGATACAATTGAAGAATTCACAGTTGAATTCCAAGTTCAATCATTCTCACTCATTAGTGGAACTACGGCAGCAAAAGGTTAATAAATAGGTAAAAGATAAAAATTAAAATAAATTATGGCAAAACTTTTTGGGTTTTCTATTGAAGACACGGAACCACTATCTCCTGGAGTAGTCTCTCCCGTTCCTCCTAATACCGAGGACGGGAATGACCACTATATGAGTAGTGGTTTTTTTGGTACATCATTAGATATTGAAGGTGTTTATAAAACAGAACAAGATTTACTTAAAAGATATCGTGAAATGTCACTGCACCCAGAGTGTGATAGTGCAATTGAAGATATTGTAAATGAAGCTATCGTATCAGATTCAAATGATTCTCCAATTCAAATTGAGTTATCTAATTTAAATGCAAGTGATGGAATTAAGAAAAAAATAAGAGAAGAGTTTAAATATATTTTATCTTTACTAGACTTTGATAAAAAATCTCATGAAATTTATAGAAATTGGTATGTAGATGGAAGAATATTTTATCACAAAGTAATTGATTTGAAGAGTCCTCATGAAGGAATTCAAGAGTTGCGTTATATAGATCCACTTAAAATGAAATATGTGAAGCAACAGAAGAAAAGTGAGAAAGATAGATATAGATTGGCAAATATCAGAAGTGATAATCCAATGGATTATGAGTTTCCTGAAATAGAGGAATACTTCATTTACACTCCAAAAGCAAGTTATACTTCAGGAGATCCATCTGGTTTTGGTGGGAATGCTGGAGTCAAAATGACAAAAGATTCTATCACATATTGCACTTCAGGTCTTGTAGATAGAAATAGAGGAAATACTCTTTCATATCTTCACAAAGCAATTAAATCTCTTAATCAACTTAGAATGATTGAGGATTCTTTGGTTATCTATAGATTATCTCGTGCTCCTGAAAGAAGAATTTTTTATATTGATGTTGGCAATCTTCCTAAGGTAAAAGCAGAACAATACCTTCGTGACGTTATGATGAGATATCGTAACAAATTAGTTTATGATGCACAAACTGGTGAAATTCGTGACGATAAAAAGTTTATGAGTATGCTTGAAGATTTCTGGTTACCTCGTCGTGAAGGTGGCAGAGGAACTGAAATCACCACACTTCCTGGGGGACAAAACTTAGGAGAAATTACTGATATTGAATACTTTAAGAAAAAACTTTTTAGATCTCTAAATGTACCACCATCAAGAATGGATGGTGAAGGTGGATTTAACCTTGGTCGTTCTTCAGAAATTCTAAGAGACGAAGTAAAATTTACTAAGTTTGTTTCTCGTCTTAGAAAAAGGTTTTCATACATGTTCCATGACATGCTGAAAACGCAATTAATTCTTAAAAATGTCATTACTCCAGAAGACTGGAGTATGATGGAAGAACATATTCAATATGACTTTTTATATGATAATCATTTTTCAGAACTTAAAGATGCAGAACTGTTAAATGAAAGACTTGCAATGGTCGCAACAGCTGAACCATATGTTGGTAAATATTTTTCACAAGATTACCTAAGACGCAAAATTCTTCGTCAAACTGATGAAGAAATCATCGATCAGGATAGACTAATTAAAGAAGAAATCAAAGATGGTATTATTCCTGATCCAAATATTCCAATAGATCCAGCAACTGGCGCACCAGTTGATTCAGGAACTGCTTCAATGGACTTGGGACAACCAGTAATGGAACCAGAAATTGATGGATCTGCAACTGAAGTTAATGGAAAAATAGCAGAAATTCCCAAAGGTGGTGAGATTTAATAAATAACATTGATTAATTAATTTAAAAATATGGATGATTTAATGGACATGATTGCTTCTGATGAGTCTCC